CAACATCATCCAGCTTCCGTGTGTTACGGAGGACGTCACCAAAGACCTTTCGGGCAATGATGACGTACTCCCACACACCTGGCCGGATCTCCTGGTTTACGGCAAAGCCGATGTTACCCGAAAACCGTGCCATTTTGAAGATCTAACTAGATCAGATCTCCGAGAAGCTGAAGTACCAGTCAGCCGTGGTGCCGTTCGGGATGAAGTAACCCGCCTCGGCCTCGGCACGCACCTCGACGTCCTCCGTGATGGTCACGTTGCCAGCAGCGGTCAGCTCGTCGTTGACGTAGTAGTCAACACCCGTGGTGGCCGTGATGGTCAGGACGTTGGTCGAACCGTTGAAGGACGGCGCGGTCGGGGTCACCTGGGTGCCGAGGTTGCGACGGATCACGATCGCGGCCTTGGGCTTGGTGAGACCACCGGAGATGCGGGTCTCCATGAGGTACTTGTACTGGTTGAAGTCGATGTCGAAGTCCTCGAAGAACGACAGCTCACCGCCCTTGTTGGCGCCGACCGTGTAGTCCGTGAGGTTGACGACGATGCCGACGAGCGAGGGCTGCTCCTCGAAGACCTCCACCGCGACGATCTCCTTGACGCGAAGGGCCGAAGCAAGCTCCGCCTCCGTGCCATAGAGACGACGACCCATCTTGTCCTCGAGGAGGAGCAGGTCGGTGATGACCGCGTCCGAGGTGTACAGCGTGGGCGAACCCGAACCGCGGTAGAACCGACGAGACTTGGTGATCTCCTTGATGAGCTGACGGTTGTCCGTGTTGGTGGGCACCTGGATGGGGTGCGCGTACATGGCGTGGTCGTTCGCGATGGAACGAACGCCGATGCCGTCCTGAGCACCGACCGGGTCCTTGATCTTGTCGGGGTTGCCACCGGAGCGGCCGTCACCGATCAGGATCGCGCGCGCGATCTCCTCGTTGAGCATGAAGCGGATCTCCCACTTCAGCCAGGTCACGACGTCGAAGTCCGTGATGTCGAGGATGTCGTCGCGGTCGAGCTTCTGCTTCTTGTAGATGGTCGTCGGGCCGGTGGTACGACGGAGCAGCGAGATGACCTCTTCGGTCTTCATGGTGCCCTTGATGTAACCCTTGGCCCGCGCCTCGGCAGCGGTCAGGTCGGCGACGATGGTCTTCACCTTCGCGAACGGCGAGTGCTTGGTCGCGTTGAGGACCTTGGCCACCCACTCGGTCTGGCGCGCGAGAAGCTCGGGCATGTCCGAGACGTTCTTGGCGTCCGGGAAGAGCAGCTCGATGTTGGTGATGCCGTACTCGTCGGCGTGCGCGATGACGGAGTCGCTCAGCGAACCGAGACGCTCACCGTCCTTGAGGATGGTCTGGATCTGGTCCAGCGTGAGGTGCTTCCGCTTGGGAGCGGCGAGCGAACCGTGCTCGAGGGTCTCACCCTCTGCATCGGCAGTGAAGATGTTGCGGTTCATAAGGTCCTTGTCCTCCTTGAAGTGCTTGATAACACCCGCCGAGACTTCCTCGACGAGCTGGGTGTGCTTGGCGGCCGCAGCCTCCGGGTCCTCGGGCTCAGCCTTCAGAGAGGCCTCCCCAACGAGTGCGTGAAGAACGGTCTGCTGCTTGGGCGTCATCGACTCGATGACATCTTCGAAGCTTTCCTCCTCCTCGGCGGCGTGCTCGACAGTTTCCGTTACCGGATCCACGTTTTCCTCCTCCTCGGCGGTGTCGCCGTGTGAGATGACACCGGAGTCGAAGTTGAGACCGGTGAAGATGATGGCTTCCCCGTCGACGGCGTCGTCCCCATGCATGAGGCTGATGCTTTCGATGAGTGCACCCGGGTTGGCGCCAGCCATGACGAGGCTGACTTCCTTGATGTCACCGTGCATGACGTCGCCCCCACGCATGGTGAGCTTGTTTGCGTAGATGGACAGCTGCGTGATGTTCTTGCTGTGAACAAGCTTCTTCGCAATCAGGCCATTCTCGGTGTCATTGAAGAACGCATGCGCATAGACACCCTGGTCGCGGTGCTCGAGAATTGCATACCCGAGAATGTTCGCAGGACTGTCATGCTGGTGCTGCCAGACGAGCGGGACACGCATCTTGTCCTGGTGTGCGAATGCACCGTGTCGAATAGTCTTGCCATCCGAGCACTTCAGGTCGTTCTTCGTTGCCCAACCACTAAAGTCTGGTTTCATTTTGAACGTTCTCCTCCTTCCTGTGTCTTTCGTTGTTCGGTTGCTAGCTGGGCGGCGTCCGGTTTCTCAACCGGCTCAACCTTTCCAGGATCGGGGGGCTCTTCCGTCTTCTGCGGCATGTTGCTGTTGATCAGCTTGTCCCCGTTCGGATCCTTAGACGGCGCGAAGCCGATAAGTCCACGAATCTCGTTGGAGGAGAGTACCTCGTTTCGACCGAGCTTGTCGGCGACATCCGCAATGCTGCTGAGCGGAGCGAACGCGAACGCGTCTCGGTAGTATTCGATGGAGTGACCCTGAGTAATCGCCGTCTTCGTCATAAACGCGTTAACCAGGGCTTCCTTGATTGCGTTGATGATGGGACGAACGGTACAGTTCTGGTAGTTCAGCATGACAGCTTCCGTAGCAGTACCGTTGAGGATCTCAGGCGTCATACCCAGCTCATTGAACAGACGCTCAGTGAGGTACTCAACCGCGCCAAGCATGTTGTTCTCGGCCG